AGAAGCGCGGAGCCGTCGTGAGCAGCGGCACAGTGAGCCGCGCAGACCGGAAAACAGGACGGGCGGAGCCCGGCGGCATTTCCGGCGGAGCGGGGAACAGTGGCCGCGTCGTGAACAGGCGCAGCGTGACAGGAAGCGCGTAGCGTGACAAAAGCGGGGCGTGTGGGGAACATAGTTTGCGACGACGAGCGCACGCCAACAGCGAAGAAATGGCAAATCCAGGAGAAAGGAGGTGCGCAGTATGGCGAACGGATACATCGGAAAGGTCAGCCACAGCGGTGTGCAGAAGGTCACCGCCCCCAACCCCGCCACGGGCAAGAAGGGGAACGGCACCGTTAAGAAGGGCAACGACCTGAGAACGGGCAAGTGAGAAGCGCGGAGCCGTCGTGAGCAGCGGCACAGTGAGCCGCGCAGACCGGAAAACAGGACGGGCGGAGCCCGGCGGCATTTCCGGCGGAGCGGGGAACAGTGACTGCGTCGCGAACAGGCGCAGCGTGACAGGCCAAACGTGAAAGGAGAACACAAACATGGAAATCAACTACGGCGCGGTGTTTGATGTAGAGGTGCCGGAGACTACCACAGGCGCAGAAGAGACGGAGGCCGCCGAACCGTCGGAAAATGACACCACTACAGCCGCCGCACAAGGCGCAGAAGAGCAGGAGGCCGCCGCCCCTGCCGTAGAGGAAACGGAAGAGTGCGAACAGCCTCAGACGGAGGTGCCGGAGCAGGAACCCAAAACCGACCGCGACGCACAGTTTGCCGCCGCCCGCCGCAAGGCGGAGGCGGAGCGGGACGCCGCCATTGCCAGGGCCAAAGAGGACGCCCAGAAGCAGGTGGATGAGTTTTTCAAGAACTCGGGGCTGATGAACCCGTACACCGGGCATCCCATCACCACAAGAGCGGAGTATGAGGCATACCGGGAGCGCTTCGAGGCCGACCAGAAGGCCAAGCTCATGGAGAAGGCGGGCATCACCCAGGAGGAGTTCCAGGCGTTTGTCCAGGGGCTTCCGGAAGTTCGGGCAGCCCGGCAGGCCAAGGCCGAGGCGGAGGCCGCCGCAAGGCAGGCCAGAGAGCAGGAGGCAAAGGCAAGGGTGGACGAGCAGCTCCGGCAGATCCAGGCCATCGACCCCACAGTCAAGGAGCTGGGCGATCTGGCGAAGCTGGACACCTATCCCAAGCTGTACGACATGGTCAAGCGGGGTTATTCCATCCTGGACGCCTACCGTCTGGCGAACTATGAAACTCTGACCCAGCGGGCCGCGGAGGCCGGCCGGAAGGCGGCCATCAACTCCGTTCAGAGCAAGCAGCACCTGAACGCCACAGAGAGCCGCGGCGGCGGGGCGATCCCCGTCCCAGACAGCGTCCTTGAGGAGTACCGGGTGCTGAATCCCGGCGCGACCAAAGAGGAGATCCAGAAGCACTATCAAAGCTACATGAAGAACAGCCGAAAGGAGCAATAAAATGGCTTTTTTGATTCAGCAGGTAGACGGGGGCAGAATCCCCGGCATCGAGTACCTGCCCGCGGGGGCCATTACCCCTAAAGTGGGTATGGCCCTGACACAGACAGGGGGCAATCTGGCGGTTGCCAGCGGCACCACCACCCCCACCTATATCAGCATGGTTGAAATGGACAAGGCGTGTACCGCGGGAGACATCATCCCTGTGCTGCGGGTGCTGCCCGACATGATGTTTGAGACTACCTTCCAGGCCGCCGCATCGGCCATCAAGCTGGGCGACAAGGTGACGCTGCACACCGACGGCCTCCAGGTCACCGCCACCAAGACGAATGGCGTGGCCGAGGTGGTAGGCATGGACGGCACCGCCGCAGGCGACCGGGTGCGCGTCCGGTTCCCCGCCGTAGTCAACATCACGCAGAGCGGCGGCTGATAAAACAAAATCATTCAGAAAGGAGAGAGAGCGGACGAGCCGCACCCTGAACCGGGGCAAAGCCCAACGAAGTGGGTTTGCACCGGAGAGGAGGAGCGACAAAACGAGTGAGCTTTCCCGCTTGCGGAAAAGCGAATGATGTGAAGTCCGCGACGACGAAATGGCAGGTATTACATTCACTGAGGGCTCCGGCCTCCAGGACAGCATTTTTGGCAAGTCCCAGGCCCCGATCCGCATGTTCCTGGAGAAGCGGGGCGAGGCGTTCGAGCAGCAGAGCATGCTCAAGGAGCTGTTCAATATGGAGAGCTCCAACAAGTGGGCCGAGAAGATGGGCACCATGACCGCCATGGAGGGCTTCCAGCCCGTGGGCGAGAACGGCACCTATCCTCTGGACAGCATGCAGGAGGGCTTCGACAAGACCCTGGAGCACATGACCTGGAAGGACTCCTTCTCCATGTCCCAGGAGATTGTGGAGGACGCAAAGCTGATGGACCTGCGCAAGCGGCCCGCCCAGTTCATCGCCGGGTATTACCGCACCCGGGAGAAGTTCGGCGCTGCCCTGTACGGCGCGGCCATCACGGGCAAGACTTCCGTCAGCTTCCACGGCCGCACCTTTGACGCCAAGGGCGCGGACGGCAAGGCCCTGTTCGACAAGGCCCACCCCTCTGCCCTGGAGCGCAACAAGGGTACCCAGTCCAACCAGTTTGCGGACGCCTTCTCCAACGACGCCCTGGGCGCTATGGAGACGGCCATGCAGGACTTCCGGGGAGACAACGGCGAGATTCTGGACGTGGCCCCCGACACCATCCTGATTCCCAACAACTACAAGCTCAAGAAAGACGTGTTCGCCGCCATCGGCGCGGACAAGGACCCCACCACCTCCAACAACGGCTTTAACTATCAGTATGGCCGGTGGTCGGTGATCATCTGGCCCTACCTCAACCAGTTCATTACCGCCGATACGTCCCCCTGGGTGCTGCTGGACAGCCGGTACAACGAGCAATACGGTGGTGCCATGTGGTTTGACCGCGTGCAGCTTAACGTGCGCAGTGAGATTGACCCAGGCAACGACGCCAACGTGTGGAAGGGCCGCGCCCGGTTCACCGCGGGCTTCAACGATTGGCGCTTCGCCGCGGTAGGCGGCGTAAGCGGCGGCACTCAGCTTATCAGCGGCTGACAGCACAAAGGCCGGGCGGCGGGTTTGCCGCCGCCCGGTTTTCAGATAGGAGGGATAGCATGACTGTAGCTCAGGTGATACAGGCGGTGGACGAGGTAAAGCCGAACGCCTTTTCCAATGAGGAAAAGACCCGGTGGCTCAATGAGGTGGAGGGAATGGTGCAGACGGAGGTGCTTCTGTTTGCCAGCGAGGAGGTCATCACCTACTCCTACGAGCAGGACAAGGACGTGGAGCTCCTGGTAAAGCCGCCCCACGACAAGCTCTATCCGGCCTATCTGGAGGCCCGTGTGGACTACGCCAACGGGGAGTATGAAAAGTACCAGAACACGATGCAGATGTTCAACGCCTTTTTCGGCGAGTTTATCCGGTGGTTCGCCCTGACCTACAGCCCGGCGGACACCCACGGGGAGGTCTACTATGGAGTGTAACGAACAGGGAAAGCGCTGGCGCGGCTACTATATCACAGCCTACGGAATCTCCGTTAAGCATGGATTCAAGGGCACGGAGGCGGAGTGGCTGGAGACGTTGAAGGGCGACAAGGTGCAGCTCCGCTACAACGAGGACACCAAGACTCTGGAATGGAAATATGAGGACGCGGACGAATGGCTCGAACTCATGGATATCAATGCGCTCCAGGGAGAGGTCGTCACAGAGGTGCTTGAACAGGCTACCGCCGCAAAGGAGGCGGCAGAAACAGCACAGGCGGGTGCGGAAGCGGCGCAGGAAGCCGCCGAGTCGGCCCGGACGGGTGCGGAAACCGCCGCGGCCTCTGCGGCGGAGCAGGCGGCAGCCGCCGGAAAGAGCGCCGCGGCTGCGGCGCAGGATGCGCAGAATGCCGCAGCCGCGAAGGCGGGAGCGGAGAGCGCGAGAGACGCCGCAGAGGCAGCAAAGAGCGAAGCGCAGGAATCGGCGGCTTCTGCCCAGGAGAGCGCCGCCACGGCGCGGCAGGAAGCAGGGAAGGCCGTGGACAGCGCCGCGGCGGCGGCGGGCAGCGCAGAAGATGCGGCGAAAAGCGCGGAGGCAGCGGAAGCTACTCAAAAGGCGGTATCGGATTCGGCCACAGCGGCAGAGGCCGCGCGCAAGGCGGCAGAGGCGGCCGCGGCCCAGGCGGCCGGAGATGCGGATGCCGCAGAGGAAAGCGCATCGGCCGCAGCGGGCAGCGCCTCCACGGCGTCCCAAAAAGCGGAAGATGCGGGCGCGAGCGCGGCAGCGGCGGAGGGAAGTGCATCCCAGGCTTCCGAAAGCGCGACCCAGGCAGGCAAGAGCGCAGAGGGGGCGGCGGCCTCCAGAGACGCTGCGGTTATGGCCCAGGAGAAGGCGGAGACTGCACGGACGGCGGCGGAATCCGCAAAGACAGCCGCAGAGGCGGCGGGAGATTCCGCGGTCACGGCTTCGGAGACGGCGGTGAGTGCGAAGGAAACCGCAGTCAGCGCCAAGAACGGCGCAGAGGCGGCGGCTGGAAATGCAAGTGATTCCGCCGGAGAGGCTGCGGCCAGCGCGGAGCTGGCCGGGCAAAAGGCTGCCGCGGCGGAGAAGAGCGCGGAAGCGGCTGCCGCCAGCGCCGCATCCATCGGTCAAGCGGAGGAAAACGCCGCGGCATCCGCCACGGAGGCGGAGAGCTGGGCGGTGGGCGGCACCGGAACGCGGGAAGGGGAGGACACCAACAACGCCAAATACTGGTCTGCACGGGCACAGGATGCGGCGGGCGGCGGTGTGACCTCCTTCAACAACCGGACAGGAGCGGTGAGACCCGTCAAGGGGGACTACACCGCAGACCTAGTGACGTTCACCGATGGGGAAACCTTTCAGGAAAAGTACGATTCTGGAGAGCTGACAGGCCCCGCCGGAGCAGACGGCGCGCCAGGTTCCCCCGGCCCAGCCGGGGCACCGGGCGAACAGGGCCCTCCGGGTAAGGACGGGGCGCAGGGGCCTGCTGGCCCGGCTGGTCCCACGGGCCCCCAGGGGCCAAAAGGTGATCCCGGAGAGGCCGGGGCGGATGGAGCACAAGGCCCACAGGGCCCGGAAGGGCCTGCTGGGCGGACCGGCCCGAAGGGGGACCCTGGACAAGATGGGCCCGCTGGCCCGGCCGGAGCAGATGGGGCACCCGGTAAGGATGCAACAATAAACGGTGTAAACGCTCTGACCATTCAGGGCGGCACACGGGTGAAAGCGACTCAACAGGGAAACACTCTGACATTGGATACACCGGACGCCGTCACTGTTTCCGGCGGCGGCACGATGCAGATGGGGGAGAGCCTGGGCGAAGGGCCGTACACCATCGAAGTAACCGAAGACGGAGAGGGCGGCGACCTCTCCGCCGAACAGGTGGGCTACAGCAACACGGGCAGCGGCCTGGAGGCTACAAACGTGCAGGGGGCTATCGACGAGCTGGCGGGCAGAGGTAGCAGCGGTGTGATCACCTTCAACGGACGATCTGGTGCAGTTGTCCCCCAGGAGGGGGATTACACGGCTAATATGGTTGGTGCTTTACCAAACAGTACAAAGCTGGCAGACCTACCAGCAGATGAAAGCCACAGAACAGTAAGCGATACAGAAAAAAGCGCTTGGAACAGCAAAGGAGATCCGGCCAAGAGTACCACAATTACTTTGCTGTCTAGCGGGTGGACGCAAGGTGGGAACGGAAGGTACAGCCAGACGGTTTCCTGCTCCATTGTGGCGGCAGACACAGCGGTAGTGAGTGTAGACGTAGCGCTGAGTGGTACAGATTTGGACGCGGACGCAGAGGCGCTGAACGCCTGGATGGGGCCATCAGCGCAGAACGCCGTGCAGGGAGCTGGGACACTGACCTTTTACGCGGCAGAGGCCCCGGCCGTCAACATCCCGGTCAATGTGGGGGTGGGATGATGGTGTTCTTGCATAGGGGCGGCCCAACTGGGGATATGGGGATCTCTGCTGGTGATTTGGAGATAGGACAGGTAGTACATCTAAATGAAAGCGGGGTCCCGATTGACTATCTGGTAGTACATCAGGGCATACCGTCCAATCTATATGATGCATCGTGTGAGGGGACATGGTTGCTACGGAAGGACATCCGTGAGATGGGACCGTTTAACTCTGGTGGAGGAAATGCGCTTCCTGGTTCCAGCATTTTGAGCACTATGTCTGGATATATGAAGGACTACGATTTGCCAGTTCAAGCAGCCATTAAAACTGTGAAAGTGCCGTATTGTGTTTGGAATGGTTCTGCTACAGTTAACAGCGGAGAAAACGGTCTGCAATGCCGAGTATTTCCAATAAGCGGATATGAAATTGGATTAAATAACAGCCTGTCCTCATACCTCCCAATAGATGGAGCAAAACTATCTTACTTTATTGATAGTGATGGCGCTGATGCTAGGAGCAAAAGAATTGCGAAATTCAACATGACGAATGGGCTTTACTGGACACGTTCTCCATCAAATGCGAATAATGTTGGTAATTGGTACATCTCCGTTGATGGAAGTTATGGTAATGGCTATTCCTATAATTCCTACGGTATCCGCCCCGCCTTAATCCTCCCTTACGACTTTAAATTCCTAAAATCAGAGGTGTCCTGATGGTATATGTATCGCGCTTTTTTGTTCCTGCTTCAAGCGGTATTTCTGCGGGCGACCTTGAGGTCGGAAAGATTGTGCGGCTCAACGAGAAAGGAACCCCGGTGGACTATCTGGTGGTTAACCAGGGGATACCGGAGGACAGCCCTCTTTATGATGCGTCCTGCGAAGGGACATGGCTATTGAGGAAAGACATTTCTGAAAATCGGATATGGGATTCCGGAGAAGTCAACAACCTGGAGCAATCCGATATCCAGAGCTGGCTAAACGGCACAATGCTTTTGAAGTACGATTCTAACATTAAGTCGGCCCTCAAGCAGGTTAAAATCCCGTATCGGCAGGAAGGCGGAATAGGAGGAACAGACAGCACCGGAGCAAATGGGCTGTCTTGCAAGATTTTTCTGCTGTCCGGCTATGAAGTCGGATGGAGCACCATTACGAGCCCATACTTCCCTGTAGATGGTGCAAAACTGACCTACTTCGAGTCCGGCACAAATTCATTAGCCAACAGCAAACGGGTTGCAAATCGAAATGGTAATGCTGAAAACTGGTGGCTCCGCTCTCCGTACACCAACGATGCCAACTACGTGTGGTATACCCGAACTAACGGTGACAGCAGCATCTGGAGAGCAAACACTGACGCAGGCATCCGCCCCGCTTTGATCCTTCCTTACGACTTCCAATTTACCAAAAAGGAGGTGTCGGCCTGATGGTGTTCTTCATGTCGAGAGGGCTACCCTCCAACAAAACATATGACCCTGTGTTTGCAAACAATGACTGGGCCGCTATCATCGAGGCATGCCACGCCAATGAGGTGCCGGACACCTGGGTATCTGATGGCTCCTGCTACAAGGACATGGACATCGGCGGCAGGACATACCGTATCGACATCATCGGAAAGAACCACGATGATCTGTCAGACGGGACGGGCAAAGCGCCGCTGACCTTCCAGATGCACGACTGCTACGACACCACGTACCAGATGAACCCCAGCAACACCAACGTGGGCGGCTGGCGGGACTGCCAAATGCGGACGCAGACCATGCCCGCGCTGAAAACCATGCTTCCGGCGGAGGTGCAGGCGGGGATAAGAGCAGTTAACAAACTGACCAGCGCAGGGAATCAGAACCCAAGCATTGTGACCACCAGCGATGAATTGTTCCTGCTGTCAGAAATCGAAATTTTCGGCAGCACCACCTACTCCTTCGCTGGAGAGGGCCTCCAGTATGACTACTACAAGGCGGGCAACAGCAAAGTGAAAAATCGCGCCGGCAGCGCGGACTTTTGGTTGGAGCGCTCTTCGTTTTCTCAAAACACCTCCGACTTCTGTGATGTCCACAGGACTGGAAGTGCTTTCTGGCACGGTGCCTATAACCGGCTTTGCGTAGCCTTCAGCTTCTGTTTATGAGGAGGTAACATGTACTTAAAAATCGGCGAAAAGCAATACAGTGTCTCCCGCCGGGTTGTGACAGAGGATACCATCAAATATCTTTCGGTCACGCCTGACCCCGGAGAGGTGACAGGCAAAATCCAGATGTACCGGGATGATGGGTTTCTTTTGTCAGAGGATGATGCAGGGAACTATACCCGGCAGACCTACGCTGGTACGCTGCTGACCCTGACCAACAAGCCAGTCCCAGAGCCAGCCCCCCAACCGTCAGAGCCGAACATGCAGTCACAGTACGCCGCCGCGATGAGTGCCTATGCGGCTACCAGCACAACCATACCGGACGCCTACTCCCTGGACATGCCCGATCTGTTTCCCACCTGGGCGGTGGTACTGGCAGACGGCGAGGAACTGCCTGCGGGACGCATCCTCAACGACGAAGGCCAGCTCTACCGGGTGGTGCAGGCGGTAACTCCTCAAGAGGAGATGCCCCCGCACGACGACGGCATGCTCGCCATCTACCGGCCCATTGACCGTGAGCACGCGGGCACAGTGGACGACCCCATCCCGTGGGTGTACGGCATGGACTGTCATGCGGGCAAGCACTACAGCTACAACGGAAAGGTCTACAAGGTGGCGGAGGGCGGGGACATGATTCCCTGTACGTGGCCGCCTGATACCCCTGATATGTGGCAATGGGTGGAGGTGTAGCACATGGCTATCGTTGTAAATGGCAAAAAAGTTGCCGGGGTGGGCCTGCCTGGCAAGGACGGAGCTCCAGGGGCAGACGGCAAGGATGGTGCACCTGGAAAGTCCGCCTATCAGGCGGCAAAAGAGAAAGGATATACCGGAACCGAAGAGGAGTTTAACACCGCTCTGGCTGGTATGCAAAGTGCTCCATTCCTGCCGCTGGCTGGCGGCGTAGTAACTGGCAACCTTATATTAGGGGTAGATAGTTCTAGTGGGAGTGCCTTATATATTGGGAGTGAAAACGGAGCACAGGTTGTATTTGATTCCACGTGGGGACTTAGAGTTCTCGCAGATACGATCATTTTCGGTCAGAACTCCAATGATCAGAAGTCGCTTATTTTCCATAACGGCCAGATCAAAAACTTGTCATTGCCGGGAAGTCCAAACGACGCCGCCAACAAGCAGTACGTGGACGAGCACGCGGGGGCGAGGGTTATTTTGGGGAGCTATGTGGGGACAGGAAAATCAGGCGAAAGCAACCCTAATCAAATAACCTTAGCCGAACCCTTTAAAATACTCTGTATTTATGGTAGGCAATATACAGATTCGTATGAAAGTATCGACGCTTCTGGAAGTGGCTCAGTTTCTAATATTATTCCAAGCAGTATTATCCCTACTGAGTATACAAGAGGCTTTGGTTTTTTCTACTCTAACAACTCAAGAGATTCTTACGGTAAAAAATCAGCGGATGGAAAAACTTTCAGTTGGTATTTTCGCCTTAGCCCGACTGGTGCAGCAGATGTACAATTTAATACATCTGGAGTTGTATATCACTACTATGCCATAGTTTAGAAATAAGAGGTGAATTAAATATGACCATCATCCAAATTGACCCGCTGGAAACCGGCCAGCACCCGATCCAGAGCCAGAGCGGGCGGAGCGCCTGCTGGCTGGATGGCTACATAGAGGTGCCAGCCCACCTCCATGACGCGGTGTGGGCGACCTATGGCTGGTGCGAGCTCCAGATTGAGGGGGACAAGCTGGTGGGCATCACCCCCACCGAGCGGCCCACAGAGCCGGAGCCGGAGCCCCAGCCGCCCTCTGAGGAGGACATCACCTTGGACATGCTGGCCGAGCACGAGGCGCGGCTGTGTATGCTGGAACTCACCGCTGCCACATGAGAAAGGAGACGCCATGACAACCGTATACAACCTCTGCAAGCTGCTCATTGACCGGGGCCGCACCGACGGCCTACAGGACAAGATGGATGTCTATCTCGCCGCCGACCGGCTCACCCCGGAGGAGTACCAGGAGCTGGCCGGGCTGCTGGCCCAGGAACAGTAATCAACAGCGGGATCGCTGGATAAAAGGATGTGAATCAAATGAGTAAGCTCATTACATACATCCCGCTCTCGTCCGTGGAGCGGATTGAGCTGAGAGTCACCAACTGCCGCAAGACACTTTCCCAGGTCAAGTCAGAGACTGGTGCCCACTATGTGTTGAATGGCGGCATGTGGAACCCAGATGGCTCGGCCTGCCCGCTGCTCAAGGTGGGTGGGGTAATGCGCTCCGGTACGCCCTGGAGGGCGGTGGGCTACGCCTGGGATAAGGGCCCGGACATCCACATGACCTCCGGGTACGAGGGAGCGGCCAACTTTATCGCGGTAACCGCCCTTATTTCCTCCGGTAAGCCGGTGGATAAGCCCTCCTACGGCTCGGCCCAGGGAGGCAAGCGGGGGCGCAGCGCCATCGGCCTGCGGGGTGGAAGTCTGGCCCTCTACTGCTCTGGCGATGGGACCGGAGACGCAGCCACGCCGGAAACTCTGCGGGACGAGCTGGCCGGGCTGGGCTGGTCCTCCGCCGTTATGCTGGATGGGGGCGGCTCCAGCCAGTGTGACTTTGGCGGAGAGCGCATTACCGCCAGCCGCAAGGTGCACAACTGGATTTGTGTCTGGCTCAAACAGGGCGGCCAGAAGCCGCCGGAAGAGGAGGACAAGCCTATGAGCAAGCATACTGTATGCCTTGACCCCGGACACGGGCCGGGCAACGTCAACGGATCCCCGGACGGCACCTACAAAGAGTGGGAGTTTACGTGGGATATGGCACAGCGTGTCAAGCCGCTGCTGGAGGCCAAGGGGGTGGGCGTGGTGCTCACCAAGACGGCGGACAACTACCCCAGCCTGACGGAGCGGGCCAACATCAGCAATAAGGCAACGCCGGACTGCTTTGTGAGCATCCACACCAACGCCGCCGGAGAGGGTGGATGGTCGAGCGCGTCGGGGCTGGAGATCTACACCAGCGCAGGGCCCATGACGGCGAAGCGCAATGCGCTGGCTTCTGAACTGGTCAATGCCTTTCACGCGGCGGGAGTGACACTGCGGAGTGAGCCCATCAAGCACGAGATGTATACCGTGCTCGCCAAGACGGACGCCCCCGCCGCGCTCATTGAGTACGGCTTCCATACCAACAAGATGGACACGGAGTATCTCAAGGATAGCAAGTACCGGGACAAGCTGGCCGAGGCCACCGCAAAGGGCATCTGCACTTATCTTAACGTGGATTGGAAGAAGGATGAACCTGTGAGCGATTGGGAACAGGAGCGCGACGAAGCGTGGCAGGCCGCGAAAGAGGCCGGTATCCTGGACGGTACCCGACCCGAAGACCCTGTAACCAGACAGGAGCTGGCCGTGGTGCTGGAGCGGCTTAGACTTTTGGACTAAGAAAGGATTGGAGCATGAAAAAGTTGTTTATTTCTCAGCCCATGCGGGGCAAAACCGACGATGAAATTCTGGCAGAGCGGAGCAACGCTATTCAGGCGGCGAAAGACAGTCTTGGGGAGCCTGTCGAAGTTATCGACAGCTTTTTCCAAAACGCACCGGCGGAAGCAAAGCCACTGTGGTATTTGGGCGAAAGCCTGAAGCTACTGGCTACTGCTGATGTAGCCTATTTCACTCCCGGCTGGAATGAAGCGAGGGGCTGTAAAATCGAGAATCTTTGTGCCAAAGAGTACGACATCCACACCATCGAAGCATAGGAGGGGTTGATTTATGGACATTTCTTCTTTGGGCATCACCGGAGTGGCGGTTATCACTGTGATCTGCTTTCTGGTCGGCCAGGTGGTCAAGGCCACTGGACGGGACAATAAGTGGATTCCCATCATCTGCGGCGTATTTGGCGCGGCGCTGGGTATTCTCGGCATGTTTATTATGCCCGAGTTCCCGGCCAGCGATTATCTTACTGCCGCTGCCGTTGGGATTGTGAGCGGCCTCGCGGCCACTGGTATCAATCAGGTCTATAAGCAGTTGACTAAGGAGGGCTGATGCCCATGGAGTGGGTAGGCCCACTGATTTCCGGCGCGGCGGTCGTCCTGGTGGCTATCATCGAGGCGATTGCCGCGCGGGAACGGAAACGCATCAAAGCGGACAACCAGAAGAGCGATGCCCTTATGAATGGGGTACAGGCTCTGCTAAGACGTGAAATCATTGCCGAGTACAACCACTACTCCGAACAACGTTATATCCCGATTTATGGGATGGAGAACGTGCTGGACATGTACAATGCCTACAAGGAGTTGGGTGGGAATGGCATGGCGGCAAAACTGGTGGAGGCCCTGAAACAACTGCCCACAGAGCCGCCGGATAGAACGGAGGGTGGTTCAAATGCCGAGTAATCTGCTGAATGCTGACACCGGTTTCCCGGATTTAATGGGGAACCAGAGCACGGATGAGAAGTTCCGCATGGTGAGCGATTACCTATACATGCTGCTGGAGCAGCTTCGCTACTCAATGGCGAATCTTGGGCGGGAAAACTTCAACGACACCGCCTTTCAGGAGATTGCGGGCCTGATTACGGAGCCGGTTTATATCCAGCTCAAGGACGTGGAGGGAAACCTGTCCTCTCTGACGGTGACCGCGGAGCAGTTGATTTCCCGCATGACGGATGCGGAGGGAAACATTTCGGTTCTACAGCAAACCTCCACCAGTTTGACCAGCCAGGTGAGCGACCTGGAGGGGAACGTCTCCACATTGCAGCAGTCGTCCAAGGCGCTGGAGGTGCGGTTGACAAACGCGGAGGGGGACCTGTCCCGCATCACGGTAACCGTGAACGGCATCACACAGTCGGTCAGCGACCTTGAGACCGGTCTAAGCCAAACCCTGCGCATAGCCCCCAATGGGGTAACCATCACCAACGCCAGCGGGGACACCCTCACCATCGACGGCGGACAGATTGACGCCACAAACCTGAACCTGTCCGGGCATATCACATTCAACGATTTCAGCTCCCGGTTGCAGGACGACTTCGATCATGTGGAGCAGACCGCGCAGGATGCCTATGATATCGCCGACAAAAACCGGCTGCCCAATTACATCAAATCGACTTACATTGATTCCACGGAGATCCGAAGCCCCACCATCAAGGCCAATGAGTTCAGCGTATACCCGCAGGCGGCGGGCGGCGGCAGCTTCAATATGTATGGTCAGTATAACGGTAGTCTATACCACATGCTGGAGATTTCCTATTTCGCAGGCAGCGCCCCATCCGTCGATTTCTCCTCCCCTGCGGGCGCTTTGGCGACGTGGGATTTTCTGTCCACCACTGTACGCGGCAGCGTCGATTTCAGCAACGCAAATGTGTACGGGCTGGACGTGGAAGCCGTGTTCGCATAGGAGGCGGAAGTATGGCAAGTTTGAGTCTGAGCGGCGGTGAGGAAGAGTTTGGCTGGAGGATTACGGGGCTGGGCTCTGCCTTTAACCAGGCCAACGGCTATGTGGAGGCTGGCATCACAAAGTATCAGTTTACGCACTCATCCAGCAGTATTTCAGGTGTAGTGGACAGTGTGCGGGCCCCCGCCTCCGGGGGCTCCACCTCCACAACCCGGCGGTGGGTGGGCTACGACCCAGGTACCTACGATTTTTGGGGCTACACGCGGGTTAAGGATGGAACGTACTGGCCGGCCGGTTCCGGTACGGTTACGGTGGAAAGCCCGGCGGCGCAGAGGCCGGACGACTGGGACTGGTCTTCTGTGATCCAGGCCGGGCGTCCGGTGCGGATCTCCGCCTATGAGTGGAACCAGTTCTGCAACCGAATCAACGATTTCCGACTTTATGTGGGACTACCGGAGTACGGGGCCTTTGAACGGGCCTATTCCGGAGATCCGATTACCGCTGAAATCGTGGAGCACGCGGTCTACGCGATCCGGGCGATGGACCCGCCCGTCTCTACCCCCCGCGCTCCGGCCAGGGGCGACCTGATGCGGGCGAGCATTTTTCTGGATCTGATGGACTCTCTCAATTCAATTTGACTAAGGAGGCACAAGTATGAACGACGCGCGGAACGAAATCAATAACGCCTACAATTTGCTGGCGGCCCTTCCGGTGCGGGGCGACGCGGTGGACGTGGTCGCGGCCTGCCGGATGGCGCTGCGCCGGGCCCTGGAGCTGATGGCTTCCCAGCAGTCCGGCGATACGGAGCCCGGCGGGGACGTGAAGGAGGAGTGAGCATGCTCCCGGATATGGTACACGCCGACGGCATCCGCAAGTATGGGCAGACCCGCTTCGGAGGCTATGACCACCGGCTGGCCGCCGGAGACGGGACGCTTTGGGACATGAAGAACCTGACCAGCGACCTCGCCCCGCTGCTCTCCGCACGGCGGCCCCGGTATCTGGTGGAGACACTGGCAAAACCCAACGGCCTGTATGCAAAGGACGGGCTGTACTGGGTGGACGGCACGGGCTTCTACGCCGGGGGAGAGAAAAAGGGCGACGTTGCGGACGGGCGCAAGCAGTTTGCCGCCCTGGGGGCCTACATCATCATCCTGCCCGACAAGGCGTATTACAACCGCCTGACGGGGGAGTTCGGCAGCCTGGAGGCGGGCTGGAGCGGGAGCGCGAAAATTCAGGACGGCACCTACGCGGCGGAGGAGGCCGAGGCCAACACCATCTACGCCTCCGGGGCCGACTGGGATTCCATCTTCAAGGTGGGGGACGCGGTGACCATATCCGGGGCAAAGACCCACGAGAGCAACAACCAGACCATTGTCATCCGGGAGATTGATGGGGACAATCTGCGGTTCTATGAAAACTCCTTCACCATCAACAAGGGCGGCGACACGGAGGAGCTGACGGTCAGGCGGGAGGTGCCCGAGCTGGACTTCCTGTGCGAGAACGAGAACCGCCTGTGGGGCTGCAAGGGCGACACCATCTACGCCTCCAAGCTGGGCGATCCCTTCAACTGGAATGTGTTCGACGGAGTGAGCACCGATTCCTACGCGGTGGACGTGGGCAGCGCCGGGGACTTTACCGGGTGCTTTGCCTACCGGGGCTACCCGGTGTTTTTCAAAGAGGAACAGATTTACAAGGTCTACGGGGACAAGCCCAGCAACTTCCAGGTAATGAGCAGCGCGTCCCTGGGGGTGGAGGCGGGCAGCCATGCCAGTCTCGCCATTGCGGGGGAGACACTGTACTACCTAAGTAGGGTGGGAGTGGTGGCCTATTCCGGCGGCATCCCGCAGAGCGTCGCCGCCCCCTTCGGGACAGACCGCTACCGCAACGGCGTGGCGGGCAGCGACGGGGTGAAGTATTACGTCTCCCTGGAGGACGGCACAGGCGCGCACACCCTCTTTGTCTACGACACCCAAAAGGGCGTGTGGCACAAGGAGGACAGCCTGGAGGCCGTGGGCTTCGGGTGGGACACGGAGCTGTACTTCCTGGGGGCGGACGGCAGGCTGTGGCTCAACGGAAACACCCGCACCGTACCGGAGGACGCCGCGCCGGAGGGCGCGGTGGAGAGCATGGCGGAGTTTGCTGACTTTACCGAGGGCGACGCCAACAAAAAGGGCACCGCCAAGCTCCAGGTGCGCATGGAGCTGGACGCCGGGGCGTCGGTCAAAATCGAAATGCAGTTTGACAGCGACGGGGAGTGGCGGGAGGTGACCACCCTCTCCGCCACGGTGAAGCGGAGCTTCTACCTGCCCATCATCCCCCGCAGAAGCGACCACTTCCGCATCCGCTTTTCCGGCACCGGCGGGTGGCGGCTCTATTCCCTGGTGCGGGAGAGCTATTCCGGCAGCGAATTGAAAAGCACCAGAGGGCGGCAATAAGAAAGGAGAACCCTATGGCAAAAAGCAGATATACCTATGACCAGTTCCGGAAGTCGGCGCAGGACAGCGGGCTTTGGGGCCAGTTCTCCCAGGCCGACCTCTCGATGGCCCAGCAGAACCCGGATTTCGGCATGTCCATCCTGAAAACCAAGCAGGACTACAAGAACGCTACCACCGACGAGGCGAGGGCCGCGGCCCACCGGCAGGCGGACGCCCTGCGCAGCTCCTGGGGCGGATACACCGGGGGTGGGAATGGTGGCAGCTTTGTCCTTGACCCCATGTCGCCCAGGGACTTCGAGTATGAGGCGGCCCCCACCTATGAGAGCCGCTATGACGACACCATACAGGATTTGATCGCGGGGCTTCTGGACCGGCCGGACTTCTCCTATGACCCGGCCACCGACCCCCTCTACCAGAACTACCGCAAGCAGTACACCAGGGAGGGCCAGCGGGCCACGGCGGACGCCCTGGGCGCGGCGGCGGCCGCCTCCGGCGGAATCCCCTCTTCCTATGCCAACGCCGCCGCCAACCAGGCGTCCAACTACTACGCGGCCCAGTTGACCGACAAGATTCCCGACCTCTACCAACTGGCCTACAACCAGTATCTGAACGACTACAACATGGATTTGAGCAACCTGGGGGTTGTCCAGGGGGCGGAGCAGAGCGACTACGACAAATACCTTAACCAGCTCAACCAGTACAACACCGACCGCAATTTCAGCTACGGGCAGTTCCTGGACGAGCTGTCGTCTCAGAACCAGCGGCGTACCGATGCGCTGAACGAGGCGGTTCTGCGGGCGGAAATGGGCGACTACGGCGGCCTGGCAGACCGGGGATGGGACACCAGCAACATTCCCTATGAGTGGGAGAAGCAGCAGAGTATCGAACAGCAGAACTACGAACGGGAACAGGCGCTCAGAGAGCTGGCGCAGGCACAGGTGGACAATATGCTCCAAACCGGTACGATCCCACCGGCTGAACTGCTCCAGCAATCGGGGTATTCCCAAGATTACGCCAACGCACTGAGCAACTATTATAAGAACCAGCTCGCCCAGCAGGCGAACACGGGCACAAACAGGAGCTCGGGCGGCGGCTCCTCCTCAAAGAGACGGTATTCCGGGGGAGGGAGTCAGAACTACGACGGCCTATTTTCCGCAGCTCAGGCATCTGGACACCCGAAGAGTTTTATTGCCAACAACTATAAGCAATACGGGTTCTCCTCCAGTTCCGGGTTGTATGACGATTACACAGCGTGGGATGAGGATAGCTACGGGCCCGGCTACTCGACAGCGGTGCAGACTGGCTCCGTGAAGGGCAGCGAGTGGGACGCGGTAAAACACAATCTGCTGCTGAACCTGCGGTCAGGGAACTTTGAGGCCGCAGAGCGGTATATGGATCAGATTGCGGGCGGACTGAGCGAGGCGCAGTTCAATGAACTGGCGGAGCTCATGCGTCCCTATGGATACAATATCGGGTAAATAGGAGGCACATACATGGCCAACGCATGGGAACGCTATAAAGCAAGCCAGGCATATCAGGAGAACGAGGCCGAACGGCGAGCGCTTTCGCTGACATTGGCGGTTCGGCATCAGGCGCTCCAACAGACTGGAGAGGAAGTGGATGCACAACTGGCTTCCCAGCAGAAGGGCGGCGGTTTCTCTGGAAATGGTGCGGGTCGTGCTCCGGCGCAGCGGACGGTAAAATCCGCGCCGCCGGCCGCGTTGCCTAAGAGCAAGGGGAAAGCCCTGACCCTGCCCAAAGCGCGAGAGAGGGGCTTCCTGGCGGGTGGGGTGAGCGTGGAGGGCTCACCGTTCCTGTATGGTAGCGAGCGGGCGGCCGCCGCGCTGCTCGGTGCAGGTGAGGGCGTTACGGACTTCATTGGCAGCGGCTTCTATAAGGGAGTGCAAGGGATTAGTTCTCTTGGTGGCCTGGCTCCCAATCCGGTATCGGAGTGGGCCGGGCGGAACGCCGACGCCTTCCTGGAGAACAGCGTCACGCGGGACTATGAGGAGAGCATCCATGAGCGATACCGCCCCAGTCAGGGGGCGGAGAACGTAACCGGCATCGGACAGACCATTGTGCAGATGCTCCCCGGTATTGGTGCGTCCAAAATCGTGTCCGCAGTAGGGAAGGGGCTCAACGCCGCCCAGGCGATTTCCCGCGGGGAGAACGTGGGCGGGCAACTCGGCCAGCCAGGCGAAAGCGGAGGGGGCGGACACCGGGCAGGCCCTGGCCTTTGGCGCGGCCTCCGGGGCCCTGGAGACAGCCATTGAGGGCATCGCGGGCGGTATTCCCGGACTGGGCGGCGGCAAGGTGGGGCAGATTGCCGAGGCGGTCAAGGCAAGCCCCCTGGTCAGCCGGGCCCTGGATATCGCAGGCGAGGGCGGCGAGGAGGCGCTTTCCACCGTCCTCACCCCCTATTTGCAGCGGGCCATTTATGACCCGGACGCCCCCAATGCCACGCCGGAGGAGATTGCACAGAGCGCGCTCATGGGCGCCGTGGCCGCCGGAGTGCTCCAGGGCGGCCTGGAGCTTCCGGGGACAATCTCGGATATCTATTCCACCCGGCGCAGCATTGGTTCCAACGCGGAGATCACGGCCAGGGCCGGGGAACGGTTGAGTACGCCCGCTTACCGAGATGTGGCGGACAACCCGCTCGCCACAATGCTCCCCACCGGGGAAGAGGCGCTGGCCGGAAAGCGGGCCTATTTGCCCGGCTTCCCCGTCTACCAGCGCAGCGCCGTTGACAATCCGTCCGAGGCGGGCTATGATGGAGGCAATCAGACCGAAACAGGAGGGGTGACCTATGAGCGAGGAAAAGAAACATCTGCCTCCCTTGAAGGAGTACATGGAGCTTCTTTACAGGCGGAAACTCCCGGCTCCGAAGAAGCATACCGAGGAAGAATGGGCGGAGTTCTGGAGGAAGGCAGACGAGTACAACAGCCAGAAGCATGGGCCCAAGGACACATAATCAGAACCCCGTCTGCACAGGCACAAAGCGCGGCTTCTCGCGCAAAACAGTATTCCAGCGATGTGTTCATTGTGGATGACGCCGCATTAAAGGCTAGGAACCCCAATGCGTGGGCTGTAACAAACGGAGGGAAAATCTATATTTCTGACGCTGTCCCGGCAGAACTAGCGGATGCAGTTGGGTACCATGAGTCTGTTCACATGCTTCGGCAGCAGGATAACGAGGCATATCATGGATTTTTATCTGATGAATCCCGCCTTTTGAATCGCTCCAGTGAAACGGCGATGGACTTGCTCGATCTTGTAGTTGACGCTAGGTTTGCGGGGAAAAGCATCATGGATCTCACCCCAGAAGAAGCCGCAATTGCTTATGACGAACTCAATGCTCTGGTCTGGGGCTACTACAAGGCAGACCCGGAGAACGCCCGTGCGCAGTTTTCCGGGGCGTTCCAGGATTACGATGCGTACATCCAAGAGCTGGATGCCATCATGGAGGGAGCACGGCAGACGGCGGAGAACCAGACCGGCGTCGGGCCGGCCCAGGCGCAGGGCCCGGAGAGTTCGGTGGGCGCGCCTGCTTACCGGGATGTGGCGGACAACCCGCTCACCACAATGCTCCCCACCGGGGAAGAGGCGCTGGCCGGGAAGCGGGCCTATCTGCCCGGCTCTCGGGAGTACCGAGGGACAGCATCGGAAGGGACAAAAAAGACCGCCCCCACGGAGGAGGCGGTGAATGAAAACGGACTGACCTCTCTGACTGAACGGGAACGGATCAATCTGTCCAGCGGGAAAAAGAATAAAATTGTTTCCACATTTAAGGATGCAGTTTCGTTTGTGAAAAATGCGCTTATAAACAAGCAAAATACAGACCGCGCCTATCTTGGTAGAGTCCCAGATCCTGTCGCACAGAAAATCCATGAAGATACTGGCTTGGATTTGAAAGGGTTTGGCGTCATGATGAATGGCGATGATGTCCGTCACATTATGAAAAACCACGGAGATGCAGCGACAGAACGAAGTAGAGGACAAATCGCAATTACTCCGAACGACATTGCGAGAATCCCAGAAATTTTAGCGTCCCCTGACCGCATATATACTTCCGAGGAAATGGATGGCAAAGGAAGGACTGCGATCATATTTGAAAAACAGATGGGCGATTACTACATTACAATTCAGGGAATATCGGACGGAAAACAGCTCCTGCAAACTGACACATTATACAAAAGAAGAACTCGCACGACACGGGACACAATGCTCGAGACCCAAGAGGGTCTCGCCCCTGTGATTAACGCCCAAGGCGAACCGCCGCAAAGTTCTTCTAATATTAGTATACTCCCTGGCGGGCAGGATGTCAACCTACAGCAGGGCGATCGCGGTGAAACACAGGATACGCCCAGGGAGGGGCCTGGGCCTGCCTTTGAGACAGGCCCGGAGAGCTCGGTGGGCGCGGCGCGGAAGGGCTTCGACCCATGGTCGGAGTTCCAGGGCACCAGGAGCGAGTTCTTCCCCGAAGGGGCCAACGCGGCCCGTCCGGTGGACGTGCCGACCACAGACCCTCAGGGCCGCCGCATCCGCAAGACCGCCTCCACCGCCATGGGTGCAAAAGCCATCCCTGACGAGGTGGTGGGGGACATCCAGAACATGGTGCTGCGCGGGGAGTTGTCCTATGACCGCCGGAGCGACCGGGCTTCCACTGACCGGGCGGTGCGGACGATTGAGGAGAAGGGCTATCAAAGGGCGCTGGAGGAGTTTTCTGCCCAGGTACGCAAGGGCGTCGTGTCCAAAGACATCGCTACCCTGGGCCAGCAGCTCCTTATCAACGCCGCCAACGCGGGGGACGGGAAGGCCACGGCGGAGTTGCTTTCCCTCTACGCGCAGATGGAGACCACCGCCGGGCAGGCGGTACAGGCGGCCTCCATCCTGCGCAAGCTGGCTCCCAGTGACCAGCTCTACGCCGCCAAGCGCGTGGTGAGCGAGCTCGAAAAGACCATCCAGAAAAACTACAAGGATTTGGAGATCACCATTGACCCGTCGTTGATTGAGGAGTTCAACCAGCAGACCGACCAGGCGGGCCGGGACGCGGTGCTGGACAAAATCTATCAGAACGTGGCTGACCAGGTGCCCGCCAAATGGAAGGATAAGTGGAACGCCTGGCGGTATATGGCGATGCTCTTTAACCCAAGGACGCACATCCGAAACATCGTGGGCAACGTCGGATTCCAGCCGCTGCGCTGGACAAAGGACCGGGTGGCGGCAACCATCGAGGCGGGGGTCTCCAAGGTCAGCGGCGGAAGGCTGGGACGCACCAAGTCGTTCGCGGCCAATCCCGCGCTCTATAAGGCGGCGTGGGCCGATTGGTCAAACGTGCGGGACGTGCTTTCCGGGAACAAGTATGACGACATTCGAACGGAAATCAACAGCCGCCGCCGTATTTTCCGCACCGCCCCTCTGGAGGCGGGCCGCAAGATAAACTCCTGGGCCCTGGAGGCGGAGGACGCCATTTTCAAGCGTATCACCTACGCCGACGCTTTGGCCGGCTATCTCCAGTCCAACGGCGTGACGGCGGAGCAGATGCGGAACAACACGGTGGACACGCAGCTTCTCAGCCGGGCGCGGGACTACGCGGGGCGGGAGGCACTGAAGGCCACCTATCAGGATCGGAACAAGGTGTCGGACAAGGTGGTGCAGATCGCCCGCGCCCTGGGGCCCGCCGGTGAGGCCGTCCTGCCCTTCAAGCGCACCCCGGCCAATATCCTGGTGCGGGGCATGGAGTACAGCCCGGCTGGGCTGGCAAAGACCCTGACCTACGATCTGATACAGGTAAAGCGCGGCAAGCTGACGGGAGCAGAGGCCATCGACCACATCGCCTCCGGACTCACCGGCTCGGGGCTCATGGCGCTGGGCGCGTACCTGTTCGCCCAGGGGATTGTCACCAGCGGCGGCGGGGACGACGAGGGGCAGGACGCCATCAACGACCTGACGGGCGTACAGAATTACGCGCTGAACCTGCCCGGCGGCGGGAATGTCACGCTGGACTGGCTGGCCCCGGAGGCCCTGCCCTTCTTCATGGGCGTGGAGCTGATGGACTCCATGGGACAGGGGGGAAACACGGCGGAGAGCATTTCCACCGCCCTGAAGTCCATCTCCGACCCCATGCTGGAGCTGTCCATGCTCCAGTCCCTCAACGATGTAATTGACAGTGTTTCTTTCTCGGAGAACAAGCTGGGGGCGTTGGTCTCCTCCGCGCTGGTCAGCTACTTCACGCAGCCAATCCCCACCTTTGGCGGACAGATTGAGCGCTCCGCCGAGGACGTGCGCATGACCACCTACACCGACAAGAACCTGCGGCTGCCAACCGATCTCCAGTATGCCATTGGCCGGGCCAGCGCCAGGATACCCGGATGGGACTACCAGCAGATGCCCTACATCGACGCATGGGGCAGGGAGGACAGCAGCGGGCCCCTCTGGCTGCGCATGGCAAACAATTTCCTCAATCCGGCCTATACCTCCAACAAGCAGGTGACGTCGGTGGACGAGGAGATACAGATGATTTATGACCAGACGGGAGACAAGACCGTTGTACCAAGCCGCCCGGAACGCTACATCACCGTGGACGGGGAGCGGATTGACCTAAGCAAGGAGAAATACGAGCAGTACGCCACCAAGCGGGGGCAGATGCAGTTTGAAATGCTGGGGAACATCATAGACAACCCGACGTACCGGAGCATGAGCGATACCGATAAGGCGTTTGTAATTGACAGCGTTTATGAGTATGCGGACAAGACCACAAAGTCTGAGATCAGCAGCTACAGGCTGGACGGATGGGTAAAAACGGCTGCGCAGAGCGACCTATCCCCGGAAGATTACATTTTGTTCCGTGCGGCCACTGTGGACATTGAGGGCGACAAGGACGAGAATGGAAAAACCATACCGGGCTCTAAAAAGAAAAAAGTTCTCAATGTGATCGACCAGATGAATGTAAGCGACGAGGTGAAGGATAAATACTATTACGCGGCGGGATACGATGAGGACACCATCAGCGATGCCCCATGGCACGGCTGGGGCTGGTGGTAAAGATCCACATCTGATGTTCTGTGAGATTGTAAAACATATGCGTGCTTGGGTGGGCAAACTTGTTGCGGGATACAGCAGGAGAGCCCACCTTTTTATTTTTGTGTTAAAAGGCAATAGACAAACTGGAATGTTTTGTTGTAAGATAATAAACAACAAGCAGAAAAGAGCCAGTTTAGAAAAAGTGCCGGGTGTTTGTAGTGGACAGACTTTTGATTAAAAGAGTTCAGGCGGAGCCTGACCTGGAGGGCTTCAACTGCGGAAATGGGAGCATCAACAAAAAGATTAGAGACGGATATTATTTGTCGTTATTAAAACAGGCGTATGCTTATGAGATCTGTATAGAGGATGCCGTAATCGGGCATTATAGGGTCAGTATTGCGACTTTCGATTATGAAGATGAAGATTATAATGTAGATTCTGTTGAGAACAAGTATTCTGCGGTTAAAGTTGACTATCTGGCGATTGATTTAAAATATCAAAATCGCGGTAATGGAACGGCTGTATTAGAATATATTACCAAATGGGCGAATAAATATAGCACGTCGATACCTATTCGATTTTTGGCATTGGACGCATTGAGAGAAAAGGTCTCTTGGTATCAGAATCGGGGCTTTAAAGTGTACGAAGATGCAGAGTTGAACAGGAATACGGAAACAGTTGCTATGTACATGGATTTTTGCGACGCAGAAACGCTTAAAGCGTACTGTGACAGCTTGCTCGATTGAAGTGAAAAGGAGGGAATGGTATGCCGTTCTATGAAAGCGGAAAGATTGTGCTAAACCGGAATGAGAGCGAGTGTTTCCGTAAGCAGCTTAAAGCTCCAGACCCGGTTGCAGCCACCCGCAGAGATGCCTTTTTACAGGAAATCGACAGAATGCTTTCTATAGAAGAAACAGAAGAAGGCGTAATTCTCAGTCCTGTGGTGCCTGAGAAATCGGTATTTACTGACATATATTCTCCTTGTTCCAGGGAGTGTTCTCTCCCTTACAGGGGCATAGCTAGGCTCAAACCGATTGAGTACTTTCCGCTGCACAGTGAGAGATGGAGCGGGAAACGGGACTTCTATTCGGAACAATGCCCTGCAAACCTCTCGTATCATGAGGCGGAGTTTCAAGATTGTGCATAAAACTGAGGTGAAAGACATATGCAGTCGAGCGCATTTCAATTTAAGACTCCAGTGATGAGAAAGGCAGTCTTTCAAGTAAACGAAGGATTTCAAAATGAGGACGGAGGAATCGAGATGCCCGCCAGCATCAGTACACGAAGGTGTGTAGACGATGATGCCTCGACTGCCTATGTAGAAATAGAAGTGTTAGTGGGAGAAAAGACAAAAAAGTATCCCTTTTATGCAGCAGTCTCATATGGAGCTGATTTCAGATGGAAACCTGGGACTTTTGATGGGGAAAGGCTAGAACGCCTGTTATCACAGAACGCCCCGGCATTGTTGCTAGGATATGTACGGGTGGCAATTGCTACGCTCACCAATTTTTCTCCTTATCCTTCCTACAATTTACCATTTGTTGATCTCACAAAAGAAATGCAGCAGAACTCTTGAGCACAAAAGGGCCGTTGTTGTATATTTAGGCAATATCCTGCTTTAAGTCATTATATTTCGTAGTTCTAATAGTAAGAGTACGGCTTGAAAATATACCCGGGCTAGAACGGGATTGATAAAGCCGACAAGAAGAGCACCGCCCTATTAAGGGGCGGTGTTCTCTTATCTATGTCATTTGAAAATCCGTTAGCATTTTTGTTAGCATTTTCTTTTTCAAAAGGGTATTTTTAAGTATCTGACTTGTTATCGTAGCTCTCATTTATGAAACTTCAAAAACACCTGCAAACCATTGAAAAATAAAGAAAAACTCCGAAACCCTTATCACTAAAGGCTTCGGAGCTTTGGCAGCGGGTGAAGGATTCGAACCCCCGTATAAATCGTTAAAACCATTGTGCCACAATGATGCTTATTCTTCATTAGCATTTTTGTTAGCATTTTCTTCGCTGCGATAGAATGCACTCAGGGCCGTCTCATAGCGAGCTATGTCCGACTTGGCAATGTGGGTATAGATTTTATGCATGGTTGTGGCGTCAGCCCAACCTCCGATTTCCATTGCGATTTTATCCGGAATCTGGAGGTGGTAGGCCAGGGAGGCGAAGCTGTGCCGGAGGCCATGGACTCCGACATTCGGAAGCCCATTCGCGCTGCAAATCTTTTTGATGGCGCACCGAAGGCTGTTTTGATGTATCTCCAGCACCGGGCCGGATGGTTTCCGGTCACGCTCCAGCGCCGTTGCCAGTTCTGGAATCATGATGGGGACCTTGCGGGTTGAGGTAACATTTTTGTTCTGGCGCTTTTCAATATACTTGTTGTCCTCGTTCAAGACTACCGCGCCGGATACGCGGATGAATTTCGGATTCTGCGGTATGTTCTGCCACTTTAAGGCTTGAATTTCTGATACACGGAGAGAGCATAAAGCCAACAGGCAGGGAACCGCATATTTCGTATCCTTGACAGCGGAGACAAATTTTTTTATTTCATCAGGTGAAAGAAATGGCTTTTCGGCTGGGATCTGAACCGGAAGGGTAATCGCCGGCAGCTTTTTCCCGGTGGCGTCCTCTACGACGCTTCGAATAAATCCCCAGGCGTTTTTCAGTGTTTTAGGAGAGCATAGGGCGGCCTCCTGATTTACAATGACCTGCCACTCGGACTCCGGTATTTCGTCCAGCCTGCGGGACAGTGTGCTCCTGAACCGGTGCTTTTGAATGGTTCGGTATCCCCGCACAGTCAGAGGGGACAGGGTATTGTCCCGAGCCGATATGTAGCGGTCTATGGCCTCGTTCAATGTCGGGGAGTCTGTTTCCTCCGGGTTCTTCGGGGCTCTCTTACCAACCAGATACTCTGCTTTTACCGCTTGAGCCTGCCGGGTACACTCCTTTTCTGTGCTGGCCGTTACCGGAATACTCTCTCCGCCGAGGCGGAGCTGTATAAACCATTTCCCGGACGAGAGTTTCCTGGCCTTTGGAACTTTCATTGACAAATTCCCTCCATTCCGATAAAATGAAGGAGCGGAGCGCCTACAAGCATCTGCCCTTGAGCCGCCTCCGGTATTGCGAGTACCGGGGGCGGTATTTTATTGCGCTTTTTTCAGCTCCTCAATTTCACGGGAGTGCTTTCTGGCGATGGCCTCTAACGTATCCAGCCGTCCGTCAATGATGTCCATATCGTCTTCGCTGGGCATCCGGCGCAGGATTTCCTCTTGACCTTCGGCCAGCAGATTGAATTTCGTTTGAACTTCTGTATCAAGCAGAGTTTTTACGTCCTGCATGATATCTCGTCTTTGCTGTGCCATAAGCTGCGCCATTCTTTTTTCGGATGCTCCGATTTTAGAATCCATGATTTCTGCGATTGCCTGCAAATCTTTTTCATCCAACATATGTAAAACCTCCTCGATTGTCAAGCCACCTCTCCTGGGGCGGCTCTTTTTATGGCCTCGGCGGGTTGCAGACGGAGCAGGGTTCATATCCCCTGCCGATTGCAGCCGCAATATTGTAAATCCAAAAATCGCGTCCTTCTATGTACTGGCATCCGTAAGTGTGGTATTTTTCTCCATATTCGGTTGTGATAACAGCGTAGTCCTGCCAGAAATTCAATTCTGACTGCATTTCATTTTTTTGAGACCTTATATCGTTATACTGTTCTTTGAGCCGTTCATAATTTTCTTCAATTACATCTAATTCCGTTTGCATAGAATCAATTTTATTTAATAGATTTCCCCTGCTATAAATAAACACCCCAGTTATAATCAATATAACAACAACAGAGCACGCAAAAAGTATTCTCGCCCTTTTAAGGCGCTTTAGCAGACCTTTTTCATCCAAAGGAATATCCCCACCCTTTCGATCAGACCCTATGATCGCTTCAAATGCCCCATTTATGAGCAAAAACGCTAGTGTGGAAAATACAATAAACGTAAAAGGATTATAAAACGAATATAATGGCCAGAGTAAGAAACCAAAGAAAAAGAAAAGACCTAGCCCAGCAAGAAAATTAGCAAACGTACAATCAAGTTCCTGCATAAAGGGAAAATAGAAAGCTCCAATAAAAGCGGAAATTAGATAGGCAATAGAGAACAGAAATATATAATTTGGCAGATAACCTTCTTTATCTTTTTCGATTTTATTCTCCATAAACTGTATTTTAACCCTCTTTGTTCCCGGCAATTAGAACAAACTGATCGTGCCCATACGATATTTAGCGAGACGTTGCGGAACTCCCATATAGGCCGCGGCATCTGAAATTGTGCGCTCTAAAAATGGAAGAAGTTCATTGTCATCATACAGAAAATCAAGCGCGAAACGATCAGCTTCATTCTCGAATTTCTCAACCGAAAATCTTGTATGTGCCCTCAAAAACGGCGTACTTAGATTCGGATGCAGAATAGCATGAGCCACCTCATGGGCACAGGTGAATGTAGCGAGATACCCATCCAGCTCCTCATTGATATGTATGAACTTCTGCTTGTAACAGCGGTTATAATACCCCAAAATTTCGCCCAAAGGCTCATGGAGCACAATAATACCTAGTGATGCCGCCAAATCGAACGGGTTGCGCGTTTCGTATTTACGGCACATCGCTTCGGCAATCACTTTGGTATCCACCGCTAATCCTCCTTACGGTATTTTTTCGGCGTATACTTTTGCTTGGCAAGTTTCTTACCCATTTCCATACTGTTACGGAGAGAATCTGCTAGGAGCTCGCGGGTTGTCGGATCAATGGATTCGCCTGAAAACATAAGCCCGTCCTGCCCGCTCTCCAGATCTGCTAAAATGTCCGCTAACTTTTTTTCAATATCGCGCTCATCCTTCTTGGTAAGGGTGGGCGCTTTTGTTTTTGCGTCAAGGAGTTCGTCCACAGTAACTTCTAATACGAGCGCAATCCTTTTGATGGTTTCAAGGTCTGGCTCTCTATTACCTGTTTCGTACTGGCTCAATGTATTAGCCGCAATCCCAAGCTTGGCGGCCAATTCCTTCTGCTTTATTCCTTTACTTTTTCGTATCTCTTGGATTCTCACTTTGACCACCTCGCTTACACTATATATCACAAAATGTGAATAATCAAGCACAATCACAAAAAGAGATTTTTAGCAAATTTGCCAGCTTGATAAAATCACGATATGAGAATATAATAGTTCACACAACGAGAATTTGGAGGTGAGAATTTGGGTACCTGTTTCCGAATCAAAGAGCTACGGCAGTCCGCCGGATTAACCCAGGCCCAGCTTGCGTTTCGGCTGGATTTGAAAAGCCCGAGCACCGTAACTATGTGGGAGACCGGAGATCGAAAACCTCCGAGCACAGTTCTTCCGCGCCTTGCTCATGTACTTGGTGTTTCTGTTGATGCTCTCTACGAGAATACCACAAGCGAAGTCCGATAAAACGGACTGATAGGAAGGGGGTGAAAGGAATCGGTAATTTAGTAGGAATCGCACTTCTAACTATGTCCCTTCTGCCAAAAGCGGCCTTGGAAATATGGTATTTCCACGACCGCGAATCAGCAATATTCACTCTATTTTGTTGGGGCTTTGGCACACTCTTACTCTTAAGTGCTTTTGCGCTTTCGCTTCTCTTCTATTACTTGGGATAGGCAGTCGTCTGCCTGTTTGAGGCGTTCTTGGAAATCAGAGCTGTAAAAGTCGACTATGCCAGAGTTCGGGCTTATGTCAAAAAGAATGCGATAAAGGTTGTCCAAACTATCGGCAAGTGGCCCCTGTTCTTTCGACCGAACGGAGGCAACTCGGCAAATTGCGTTATCAAAGCTGGAAGGAAGCTTCTCTTGGATACATAGTGCCACGGAAGAAACCATCTCGGCAAATTCGTCATCTGAGGTAACAATGGTTTCGTGTTCCCAAGTCAATCTGAGCTTTTCTACCTCTTTTACGGCAGAAGACCTCGATACAAACCAGGATAAGAGTCCAGATACGGCAGTTCCGACCAGCGCAATAATCGCGCAAACGATTTCCGTTTTCATGATCTTCCATCCTCCTTTTTCATCTATGATACCACGGGGCGAAAAGGGGGACAACAAAAAACGCCCCAGCCGGTGGGGGAACACCGACCAGGGCTGCAAACCTAATCGACCTACCCGACTAGGCTTGATGGAACAAGTGTACTACTTTCCTTCGAGCCTGTCAACTGGCAAGGAGGAAAAATTATGCCGAACAAGAAAGATGAAATTGAGAACCGCTTTACCGCCGCGCGGCACGTCATGGACGATCTGTGCCGGGCCTACTACGGGATGACCTGGGACGAGCACGAACGCCTCCATGGAGGCCGGGGCGGCTCAGGCGGCTATCTTCCGCTTTTTACCGCCTGCCTCCAGATGGCGGCGGAGCTGGCCGGGAAGGAATTTGCCCCGGCTGACTACACGGAGCTGGAGCTGTGGCAGCTCTGTGAGCTGTACGCCGCCTCCGGACTGTCCGTACAAGCGTTTGCGGAACGGTATCTTTAAAAAAGGAGGAATCTCAATGCCAAAATTGAGAATGACAGACCAGCAGCGCAGAGAAAAGGCGCTGATGCGGGCACTCGAAAAAGCCAAATTTGAGAACGACCTGAAATATGACATAGATGTTGCCAACCGTTTGGGCGTCGTTCCTGTTACATATCTGCGCAGAAAGAAAAAGTCGTTTCAGACGACGCCCCTACAGGATTTCGCCTTGATGGCACGGGTGCTTCATTTTACAGGCCGGGAGGTCTGCGAGATCGTCGGCGTCCCATACAAGGAGGTGACGACAGAATGAATCATCAGGCCGAGCGCGACAGACGTGCAAAGGCGTACAGCTACCGGGCCTACCGCCGCCGGGTACAGCAGGCGCAGGCGGTGGCCCAGCGGGTGCAACTGGCGGTGGTTGCCGGAGCGGCGCTGGTGCTGGCCGTTCTGGTGGCGGTTAGCTTATGAAGAAGCAACTGATCGTGACTACCGTATACCTGTTCTTTTTGTTGGCGCTGATTGCACTAGTTGAAATCATCTGGGGCCAGGAACCGGAGCAGCCAGCCATTGAGACCCCGGCAGCAACCACCACTCCGGCCCCCACGCCCACCGGCCCGCTCACCATCCAGATCACCGGACTGGAGGGCGCGGAGAGCATCGACGATGTGTGGGCGGTCATAGAAATCCCACATTGAGGAGGGAGCAAAATGGACTTAAAAAAGATTTTGGACGAGCATCTCCTTTGGCTGAATGGAGAGGGCGGCAGCCGTGCCGACCTGCGCGGTGCCAACCTGTTCGGTGCCAACCTGAGCGATGCCGACCTGCGCGGTGCCGA